CAGCCGCTGCTGGTTTCTTTGGTGGTATGCCATTCGGTACAATCAATCCAAGTGTAAAAGCTTTAAAAGTTTTAAACAGAATGGGTGGCGTAAATAATAAGTTAGATGGATCAACGTTAGGGGGCACACTAAACGACGATCCAGATCAAGAACCAATCCGATCTGCCCCCTTTGATATTGGCAGTACCGTTACAATAGACAATGAATACAATGCTGACGTAGACAAAGAACGTCAAGCAGAACTAGAAAAGTTATTTGGCAAACCTAAATTTAAAGTTTTGGGTACAGCTGATATAGAAATGATAAAAGGTCAAGGACCTGAAACAGTTTTTGTTTTACAATCTGATGCAATAAAACCTACTGCAGTCTTCTTAAGACCTACAGAACTAGGTAAAGTTAATGTAGTAGAAGAACCATCTAGTGGTGGTGAAGTCCCTGAACAAAAAGAAAACTTTGCATATGACGGACAACAAACTGCTAACAAGTTAGATGACGCTACAAGAAAGCAACACACAGATTTAAAAAGAAGAATGGTACAGACAGGACATCTTAACAGTGCGCAAGAAACTGACGTAACAACATTTTTAAAGGGTGATGATATTATTGTACGTAATGTAGCTAATAGAATTATTGCAGATAGAGAACTACAAAGAGATGAAAGAAAAACATTTGAAGCAACGCCGCAAGAAGATAGAGAACAAGATTTATTAGATTACATACCTAAACTAGATAAAACATATGCAAAGTATGATGGAGTGCCAGACAACGAATTAGAACAAGCTATCAGAGAAGATCTACCATTTTGGAGAACTAGAGAGTTTGCTGAACAAGCTGAAGGTATGGCAGACGAAGTTGCTATTACACCAGATCAAGATAAACAACTAAAAGACTTAGGTTACTTTGGGGAAAGGGGGCAGAATTATGTCAACGAAAGAATCAGAAGTAATACAACTCCTGTAAACAAAACAGAGTCAGCTGGTAAAAGATTACTTGATAGCATATTAAGAAACGGAACTAGATTTAGTTCTATACCAGATATACTAGGCGGCCCTGTTAAGATACAACAAAAAATTGGTGAGAAGATATCTAAGAACGAACCACTAACTGCACAGGAAAAAGCAAGTTTGTCTGGTGACAGATTAATACCTGCAACTAAATACGATCCTTCTACATACACAGAGGGCATGAGCTTTGAAGATTTGTATGACAAACCTGTTGAAGTTAGAATGAGAATCGTACTAGAATTAGCTAGTAAACTAGATAAAGATGGTTGGAAACGTAAACAAATAAACGATCCACAATTACGAGAGTTAGAACAAGCATTAAAAAATAAAATAAAAGTAGCCGAGTTTCAATATGGTAGATTAAGTGAAAGTTACAAACAAGCTAAGAAAGATTTAGCAGACTTTAGAAACACAGGAGAACATGTGCTAATAAATGGTCTAGCCCCAAAAGGTGTGTTCTCGCTTGTACCCATACTATCTCCTACAGCTTTAAAAACTTACAATAAAATTATACCAGAGCTTCAACGTAACTTACAATCAGAAGATCCTGTTGTACGTAAAACGGCGGCAGAACAATTACCTGTATATGAAAACATGGTAGAGCAAGTCATAGAATCCAGAACACAAATAAACGAGTTACTCAAATCTATGAGTATAGAACCTATACTTAACTGGAATGGGTTTACAGAACGTTCTATGAAATCTAAGATTAACAAGTATCGTAAAAAATTAAAGCAAACAGATACTGAATTTAAAAAGAAAGATATTTATTCTCAGTACACAATGCTCAATAGCGATCCTACAGATGGTAACTATCCACCTGTACAATCAAATGCTGTGGCAAGTTTGGCACAAATCATATCTTATTTTAGAACGGAATTAGATAAACTAGGATTATCTAACATAGATGTTGGTATGTTAAACAGAAGCGCATCCTCTTTAATGATAGGAAGACCTACCACTAGAGCCACTTATCTACCAGATAAAGGTTTGGATATGGCTAAATATTTAGGAGGCAAAGGTGTCGTAGATGAAGGATTAGCACTTGATCAATTAAATCCTAATTTGCACATTGGTATAATACACATCGCTTTTGATGTAGATATGTATAACCGAGCTGATCCATTGGAAAAGAAAACAATACTGGGCGATGCATTTAGTTCTTTGAATCATGAAGCTATACATGCTTTATTTGATATGGGTTTATTTACTGATCAAGAATACAAGGTATTAAAACAAGCATCAGAAGAATTTTTTATAAAAGATTATAATGTAGAAGCCAGATATCCTAGAAGCAACTTTCCAGATTATACTGATCAACAATTTAAAGAAATGCAAATAGAAGAAGGAATAGCATCTGCGATGCAAGCTTTCTTGGCCGATAGAAAAGATCCGCCTGCATCTCTTACTAAAAAATACGGAACAGATAAAAATATATTACAAAGATTGTTTAACAGAATAAAAGCATTCTTAAGTTTACTTGGTTTATCATTTAAACAAAATGGATTTAATAGTGCATACGATATATTTGATGCGGTAAGTACTGGTGTTGTAGGACAACGTGTTAAAAATAATAAAGACATACAACAGATGAAAGCAGCTGATCAAGTATTATCTACACTAGCTATAAATCCATCAGGTGCTGTAGTTTCAAGTAACGCATTTGCAGACACAGATGTTAACAGAGAGTTTCAAAGAAATTTATTAGGAGCTGTTGCAACAGATAATAGATTTAAAACAATTAATGAAGCACTTGATTTTATACAAAGTGTTAACAAAGATTCTTCTATTGCAGATAAACAAGAAGCATTAGAACTTAAAAGAGTTCTTAGAAAGATTACTAACTTAGCTTTCCAAAATGTAAAGTTTGAAAACAAAATAGACGGCGCAAGTGTACCTAACAAGATTAAATTTGGTGTGGGTTTAAGCGGAGGAAAAGGGGGCATATCAGAAACTGATCCTTACTTTGCTATGTATACATATATGACTCCTGATGAGTTTTTAGGTTTGGTAACACCTACAGACTTTACACAAGACTATGGTAAAATGACTACTGATTATTTAAAAAGTATTGTAGAAAAAGATGCTGCACCTTTGGGTATTCCTTACCTAGAAATACAGATAGACAAAAGTGGTGGTATAGGACAAATCTTTGCGCATGAAGGTAGACACCGTTCTCAGACTAGTCGTTTAATAAACGG